CATGATATGTTACACGATGTAATAGATATGAAGTATATGGAAGCTGCTGAAGCCTTTAAGGTTCAAGGTTGTACAGTATTCCAGATACTAAGACAGCGTATTCAAGGCAAAGGAAGCATCTGTAAAGCTAAGCCGGTGGTGAGTCCTGAAGAATTAGCAGGTATCAATGCTGCTCATGAGACAAGTGACTACCCTGAAGAATGGGATTATGATATGGCACGAACTATATTTACTACTAACTTTAATATCAACGATATATTTTGAGGATAAACTTATGAAAACTACCAAACCTTTAAAAATAAAAGTAATTACTACTCGACCAGCACCAAAAAGAATAACGCAACCAGCTTCAGATTGGAGAAATGTTCTAGCACCGATGAAGCGTGGACACTGGTTTGAGGTAGAGTGTAAGACAGGCGATAACATATATAGCAGAGTTACTGCTGCTGCGAATGCTTATTGCAAAGGCCGTTATACTTTTTACAAAGCCGAAGAAAACCGATACATTTTTGAAATTATTAAAGGATAAAATAAAATGAATAAATTATTTGAAATGTTTGACCGCTATGTAGACGAGAAGATTCTTGCTAAGACTAATGAGCTTGAAGGCTTACAGATCCGGGATGCTAACAGGATTGCTGACCTAGAGCGTAGATTATCTGGAGCTATCGACATGATTGAGATACAGCGGGGCTGGATAGAAAAACTTAATGATGCGGAGGGTTTAGACTTTGATGTAGCCGAAGCGGAGCAGGCCTTAGAAGACTTTGAGTACAGAATATCTGAGCTAGAATGTACGATAGAAGACAAGGCAGATGCCAATGCAACAGAACAAACTATTGAGAATGCAGTGTCTGGCATAGAAGACATGGTAAAAGACTATGTGGACACAGCACTAGTGGGGGCTGACTTAGGTGACATAGATTCTTGTGAGGTTGAGCGGATTGTTAGGTGTGTCCTAGATGAAATAGAATTTAAAGTAACAATGGAGCGATAACTATGAATGAAAAACTATGGGAGCCTTTAATCGAAACACTTCGAGACGACTTAGACAATAGCGATCATCAAGCTATCTATGAGCTTTTAGATCAGCTACCTGTTAGTGTCATACTAAAATATCTACCGGAGGAAAAGCACTATGTGGGCAATTGACTGGGACGAGGCTGGCTGTACTCAGTACGCTGCAACTTTAGAAGATGCACATAAAATTGGTCAGCGCGGCGGGCCATTCTATATAATTACTTTTTTAGGAGCGGCTAATGAACCCAACTAACAAAAAATACTACAAATTCCACGGCGATATGCCGCCATTAGTACCCGGAATTCGTTATTCTATGCAAGAATACTCTGAAGTCTCTGGTATTTCTGTTAAATGTTTAAATACTCGTAGATCTAGATACAAAAACCCGCCAATTGATAACGATTTTTTGAAACCTGTCTATACAAGAGAGCCTTGCACCTTAGAAAGCGAGGCAGATGTGTTCTCAGATAGCTGGTTGCGGAAGAAATTGATAGCACATACTGGATAAAATGATTAATATAATATACAATTAAGCCTTAATTGGTAGCTGGAGTGAACAATGACAGATAAATTGAAGATGCAAATAGATATTGAGAAGCCTATACAGGTTTATAAGGTGCTAATGTCCGAAGTAAGTGGTTACTTCATAGATGTAGCAGCAGAAAACGCTGAAGAGGCTATGCAATATGCAGAAAGCAACAAGAAATCAGGCATGTATAAGCCTTATGACAAGAAAGTTGTGGACATATCACCTGTTGAAGTAGTTATTAACTATGAATGTGGTGGATGTTTAACAATGTTTAAACAACATAATGAACAAACTGATCTATGCTTTAAATGCTTTGAAGATTCAATCAACTTTAAAGATATTGAAGATGATTATAAACAACCTTTAGAAGATAATGTTAAAGGACTTTAAAGTATTTTAACAACTTTAAAACTTATGTCAACACATAAATACAATCTTGGAGAAATAAAATGAATAACATTACACCGATGTTTGCTAACAACACTGCGTTAAATACAATCAAGTCGAGAGGTTATGGTTCAGCTGACTTTGATATAGCTTCTGCACCATTAGTTTATTTTGCTGATGACGAGGGCACTGAGTTTCCTAGCTCCAAGTCTGTTATCTATCGTACAGATACTGGTCAAGAGTTAGGTGTACATGGTCATGGGTATAAGCCAGTAGCACCTAAACATATGATAGATGTTACTCGAAATATCATTGAGCGTTCTGACTTATCCATCAATAGAATGGAAGAGACCATCAGGACTTCACACGATGGATCTAGGACGTTCGTACAGTACAGACTACCTGAGCATACCTATAAGACTTCAGACGGTGACAACGCTTCCCTGAGCCTCCTATCTATATCCTCATTCGATGGGACATGGCCCTTCATGATTAGTGCTGCTGCGATTCAAGCGGCCTGTACAAATCTTCAAGTCTTTGTAGGTGGTGAGGTTGCAGTGTACAAGTCTAAACACACTAGGTCTTTAGATATTGAGAATGGTGGTAGAGTAATCACTAAGTCTTTGCAGATGTTCCATAAAGAAAGAGATCTGTGGCAACAGTGGCATAGTACAGGCTGCACTGATGGGCTTGCTTTTAAGTTCTTTGCTGAAGCGTTGAAGTGTACCGGGGCCCTGAAGCTTATCACTGACGGTACATCGCAGCCCGGTATGGTTTTGCATGATATGCCTAGAAAGAACACAAGCTTAGAATATATCTGGAACAAATATAAAACAGTTTATTCTAAACGACTTGGACATAACTACTGGGCCGTGTATAATGCACTGACTGACTGGTCAACTCATGCAACAACAGCTAGACGTAGCAGTGAAGTGAACATTGCAGCAGTACAGAATCAACGACAGCAGCTAGTGCGAGAAGCTGTTAAAGCTAATCACTACATGAAGGCAGCTTAATATGACTAAGACATTTGGAAAGTATAACCTGAGTTTGAACGTACGTAATGGCGTAGGTTTAGACTTAGAGTTCACTGAATCGAGAGCTGTCTGGGTAACGGTCGAGGGCGGTGACTATGAGGCAGCACAGTTCGAGGGCATTGTTTTATCTCTACCCTTATGTGTTGTTACATTTGGGCAGGTATTTATAGAAGGAGAAGAGTGATGGCAACAGGACAAACTCACGGCGGTAAAGGAAGTGCAGGCCGACCAGTAGATAAAGAAAAGTTTGATAATAACTTTGATGCTATATTTAGAAAGACTTTTAAAGAACTTAAAGACGGCACAAAGAAACCAGAGAAGCCTAAGAACTAGAGGTTAACATGCAAGACATATTACTATTGTTTACAGCCACGATGGTGGTAGCACTGAGCTTAAAATTTCTACACACCTCAGAAATAATGAAAGACGAGGAGAGAAAAAGATGTTCCAAGAAACAATGAGCGGAAGCCCTAGCCCCGAAGCAATTGCAACAGCTAAGGCAGCAGTAGATGTAGCGGATGGTAAGGTTCCGCTTAGTACAGCTTGTAAAGTTTACAACGTAAGAGAGCAGAACGTGATTCAGTACATCATTGACCGGACTGAATACGAAACTATACTGGAGGTAAGCAATGACAGAAGAAAATAGAGGCATAGGAATATCAATACAGCAGGTAGTGTCTTGGCACTTAGCTCGCAATTTGATCCACGGATCTAGCGACAAAGACCAAGTGCTTAAATTAATACAAGAGCTAGGTGAGTTGTCTGATAGTGTCTGCAAAAATAAGACACCCATTGATGACATCGGAGACATCATGGTTATCTTGATTAATATTTGTGTCAGAAATAACCTGAGCTTGAAGGACTGCATAGACCATGCCTACCTAGACATTAAGGATCGCCGGGGCATGATGATAGATGGCATCTTTGTAAAGGAAGCAGACTACAAGGACGATGATGCAGCAGGTAATAAATAATACTTGCTACTTAATATTTAAACTGATACAATCTTCAAACATTTTTAAACCAACAGAAGGAAAGCAATATGGCAATAGTAAATGGCACAGCTTATTGGGCAAGTGTTACAACACCGAACACCAACTACGAGCCTGTGTATACAGTTAATCTTGTAGTTGATGATCAAACAGCAGATGATTTCGAGAAGCGCGGATATACTATAAAGAATATGGACGAAGGCAGAGCTGTTATTATTAAGCGCAAAGTCAACGGGCCGAACGGTATGGTTCGTGATTGCCCTCGTTTAGTTGACAAGTACAAGAATCCTCTGGATGCCCGTGTAGGTAATGGCTCAGTTGTTCGAGTACAATATAAAGAATGGGAGAGCGTTTGGAAAGGCACAACTTTTAAGGGTTTAGACTTTCAAGCTATGCAAGTACTTGATCTAGTAGAAGTGGGCTCACCCGATGGCTCTGAGTTTGATGCATTTGAAGATGACGAAATGGAGAATGAATTATGAGTGTTATTACATTTGATGAAGTAAATTATGAAACCGAATTGTTTTCAGTAGAAGGCCAAGCAATTGTAAAAGCTTTGCTGGATGCTGATGCAAGACTTCGAGAAGCTACAATGACTGCAAGCCTGATGCAAGCAGCAAGCATGACGCTCATTGAAGATCTTAAAACTAACCACCTAACCGAAGAGAGCATTGCTCCGGAAGATGGAACCGATATAACCACTGAGGAATAACCCTGATGGCATTTGTTAAACATAAATTACCATGTAACAAATGCGGCGGAAGTGACCCAGTTTCTTTAGATGATAAAGGAGCTGGGTTTTGCTTTAGCTGCAACACATATTTTAAAAACTATAGCACATCGGAAGTGCCCCAAAATAACGATACTATAACGGACTTCAAAACGTATCAGAGGAATAGCAGCATGGAGACACAAGGTTTTGAATCCTTTAATCCATTAACAGATCGAAAGATTAGTTTAGAAACAGCAAAGAAGTATGGCGTTAAATCAACGCTGGTTAACGGTAAGATTGATAAGCACTACTATCCCTACTACAACGGCCACGAGTTTGCTGGAACTAAGATACGCAAAGCTAATAAAGACTTTGCATGGACAGGAAGCCCTAAAGAAGTAGGATTGTTTGGCGAGAACCTGTTCAAGGCTGGAGGCAAGTTCGTGACGCTGACAGAAGGTGAGTGTGATGCGATGGCTGCATACGAACTCATGGGCAGCAAGTGGCCAGCCGTATCTATAAAGTCAGGAGCGCAGGGTGGCATTAAAGATGTTAAAGAAAACTTAGAATACCTTGAGTCCTTTGATTCTGTTGTCATCAACTTTGACAATGACAAGCCCGGCAAAGATGCAGCTCAAGCAATTGCAAAATTATTAACACCCGGCAAAGCTAAGATAATGACATTGCCTGTGGACTACAAAGATGCCAACGATATGTTGCGCCAAGGTAGACACGCCGCATATGTCAGTGCTTTCTGGGACGCTAAAATTTACACACCCTCTGGCGTATTAAATCTTTCTGACCAGCTTGGTGCATACCAGAAGCTGCGCACAGAAAAGAAAACAGCTATCCCTTACCCTTGGCAGGGCTTAAACAAAAAGCTAGAAGGCATGAGAGCTGGTGAGTTAGTTACTCTTACTGGCGGCACAGGTCTAGGCAAGTCATCTGTTACTCGTGAGATAGAACACTGGTTGATCGAGAACACAGAAGATAATGTAGGTGTTGTAGCTCTTGAAGAGAACTGGTCACGGACTGCTGAAGGTATCATGGCAGTGGAAGCTAACGCTAAGCTTCACCTCGACAGTGTTAAGGCTACATTCACAGACGACCAGCTAGACCAATGCTTCAAGAAAGTATTCATGGGTAAGAACGAGGGGCGTGTATGGATTCATGCTCACCACGGTGTCAACAATCTCGATGACATCTTTAGCAAGCTACGTTACATGATCATCGGCTTAGATTGTAAATGGATTGTAGTCGATCACCTTCACATGCTTGTGCTGTCTACTCTTGAGAACGATGAGCGTAAAGCTATTGACGGTATCATGCACCGCCTTAGAACTATGGTAGAAGAGACAGGGTGCGGCATGATTCTAGTGTCCCACCTTCGTAGAGTTGAAGGCAACCGTGGACACGAGAACGGTATCGAGACAGGCCTATCACACCTTAGAGGCTCACAGTCTATTGCTCAGCTGTCTGACTGTGTCATAGCATTGGAACGTAACCAACAATCGGAGGACGATATTGAAGCATCTACCACCAAGGTCAGAGTATTAAAGTCTAGATATACTGGAGATGTTGGAGTAGCATGTAGTCTGTTGTATGATGGCACTACAGGGCGTTTAAAAGAAATAAGTGACTATCATGATGACCAGTTTGATGGAGATATAATATGAGCAACTTAAACTTAGTATTCGATATAGAAACAGATGGCTTAGACCCCACCAAGATTCACTGCATTGTCGCTCAAGATGTAGACACTATGGATGTGTTTACGTTTGATAACACTCAACTTCAAGAGGGCTACGACATGCTCTCTTCTGCAACCAAACTAATTGGACACAACTTAATTGGCTACGACATCCCCGCCATCAAAAAGATTTCAGGTGTTGATCTGTTTGACAAGAAGATTGTAGATACATTAGTACTGTCTCGTTTGTTCAAGCCAACCCGCGAAGGCAACCACGGTCTTGAGGGCTGGGGCTACCGGCTGGGATTCAAGAAAGGCGACTTCGGACAACAAGAAGATGCGTGGGATGTCTACAGTCATGAGATGTTGGAGTACTGTAAGAACGATGTGCTGCTAAATACTAAAGTCTATGAAGCTTTGAAGCGTGAGAGTCGTGGATTCACACCTCAGTCAGTGCAGATAGAACACGCAGTAGCTAAGATCATTGATGAGCAACGTAAAACTGGGTTCCTTCTGGACGTTGAAAAGGTCATGGGGTTGATGGCTATGTTTGAAACTAAGCTACATGACATTACAGAA